CTGCTGACACTGATGGTAACAAAATGGAATTTGCAGCAGGTGTACAAAAAATTGGTTCAATCAATAACCGTTACACTGTATACAAAAACCCATACATGTTAGAAAATGTTATTTTAATGGGCTTCAGAGGAGCTCAGTTCCTTGAAACAGGTGCTGTATTTAGTCCTTATATTCCATTAATTATGACTCCATTAGTATACGATCCAGTTAACTTCACTCCACGTAAAGGTGTTATGACACGTTACGCGAAGAAAGTAGTTCGTCCAGAATTCTACGGAAAAGTATACGTTCATGGTCTTAACACTCTTTAATAGTTAATTTGATTTAATCAATTAAACAATTAATTAGTTAAGGTAATAAGAGAGGGTGGCTTCGGTCACCCTTTCTTACTGTATGAATATTTATATAAAAGAAAAGATATATGGCAAATTATATAACATATGAAATGTTTGCAACAATTCGTTATAAAGGACGTCTTATCGACGTATTAGACAGAATTAGAGCTATTAAATTGGTTTTAATGGTACATATCGAAAAAGATTTAGGTCCGGATAGAGAATTGATTAAACTTAAAGTAATGACTCCATACGCACCAAAAGAAACATTTACGACAATTCGAAATACATGTGTTTCAGAAATTGAAGAATTACTAGATATGACATTACAATTAAATACTTTAACAAAAGTTTCAAATTAACAAAGGTTATTTTTATGGCTACACCAAATCGGGAGAAAACTCCACCAAAAAGTGATATTAAATTTTCAATTACACTGTCAGACGAACAAAAACAAGCAAAAGCAAAAATTATAGAAACTCCATTTAATTTTGTATTAGGCAAAGCTGGATCAGGAAAAACATTATTAGCAGTGCAAATTGCATTGGATATGTTTTTTAAAAGACAAATCAATAAAATTATTATAACTAGACCAACTGTATCAAATGAAGATAACGGATTTTTGCCGGGATCGTTAGCAGAAAAAATGGATCCATGGTTAGTGCCATTACGTAGCAATATGCGTAAAGTTTATAATAAACCAGAAATTTTAGATAAAATGGAAAAGGAAGAAAATATTGAATTAGTTTCTTTAGCTCACTTCCGCGGCCGTACCTTTGATCATGCAATTTGTATTGTAGATGAATTTCAAAATTTAACAAAACAACAACTTCAAATGGTTTTATCTCGTTTAGGAAAAGATAGTATCATGATTTTAACAGGCGATCGTTATCAAGTAGATTTAAAATTTAACAATGACTCAGCAGTTCATGAAGTTCCAAAATTAACTAAATCTACTTATGTAAATGAAATCATATTAACAGATAATCATCGCCATGCAGCACTTGATGAAATTTTAAAACTGCTAAATGAAAGATATTGATATTTATATTTAAAAGGGAAACACCATGGATTATTCAGAAAACAAACCAATTTGGCCAGGTTCATCATCATTTACCGTTGGATCTACACCATTTGGTTTTTTCGATAATGATACAGTTTTTCAATCTCACGCAGATAAGTTTGCTAAAGCAGCGGCTCAGCATTTAGGATATCCCATAATGGATGTTGAAATGCAAGCAATAAACTTTTATACTGCATTCGAAGCTGCTGCAATTGAATATTCAAACCAAGTTAATCAAGTTAATATTGTTAACAATTTAATGAATACATTAGGTGTTCAAACAGCATCTGCATTTCTAAGTGGATCTAGCTTCACCGGTGCAGTGGTTGGAAATTCATTTGGATATATTACAAAATTATCAAAAGCATATGGTAATGAAGCAGATAGCGGCGGAACATTGCGTTGGCACTCTGCATCAATACAAATGAATCCAGGACAACAAACATATAGTTTACGCGCCGCTGTGTCACAGTCATTGGGTATTAATATAACAACATCTTCAATTGAAGTAAAACGAGTACTTCACAATGCACCACCTGCAATTGTAAGATATTTTGATCCATTTGTTGGTACTGGTTTAGGGTCACAACAATTACTTGACGCATTTGATTTTGGAGGATTCTCTCCATCAGTATCATTTATGATGATGCCAATTAATGCAGACTTATTTAGATTGCAATCAATTGAATTTAATGATCAAATTAGAAAATCTAGTTATTCATTTGAAATACATGGTGATGATATAAAAATATGGCCAATACCAACATCAGGTACTGGATCTTCTTCAGCAACCCCATTCTTTTCTGAAGTTTGGTTTGATTTTGTTTTTGATGATGAAAAAAATAATGATGCACTATTATTCGGCAATACAGCACTTTTAAACAATGTTGTAAGCGACGCATCAAATATACCATATACATATCAAACCTATAGGAATATTAATGATATGGGGCGTGCGTGGATAATTAAATATGGTATTGCATTATCAAAAGAAATGTTAGGTTACATTCGCAATAAATATTCATCAGTGCCAATTCCAAATGGCGAAGTAACACTCAATGGATCTGATTTAGTTACACAAGGACAAACAGAAAAAGAGACGTTGATAACACAACTTCGAGAATTTTTAGATAAAATGACAAAAGAACAAATGATGACCCGACAAAATGCAGAAGCAACACAAATGCATGAAATGTTATCAAAAGTACCACTAAAAATATACATTGGATAAGGAGATAAAATATGGCACTTTTTGGTGGAATACGAGATGCAAGATTTTTAGCTGCAATTAATTCCGAATTGATCAATGCTATCATTGATACTGAAATAGAATTCTATAAATTAATTGTAGAAAAAAGTGCATCTAATCTATATGGCGAATCTGAAAGTAAAACATATTATGATTCTATTTTAATTCCATGTGTTATTACTAAAGAAACAAAAACAGCTGGAATGGATGATTATGGTCATTCATATACACGAACTGCGCAATTTGCTATTTCTAGAGATATTTTAGAACGAGCATCATTTTATCCAGAAGTTGGCGATATTGTATTATGGGATAATGAATATTATGAACTAGATAATGTTGATGCAAATCAATATTTTGTCGGAAAAAATCCAGAAACGTGGCCAAATGGTTCAGATCATGGTTACAGCGTTTCTGTTATTTGTGACGCTCACGCAACACGACAAACTCCTATGGGTATTACTAATTTAAGAAAAGGTGGTAATAATTTATCTCCAGCATATAAAGGTTAAGGAAAGTAATGCCTAGAATAAATAGACAAAATATTGATAGGAAAACAAATAAACCAAACCCAACCACTACAGAAGGAATTACACCGGATATTATATTAAATCGAGCGAATCAAACACGCAGAGATGATGATACAGTACGTAGTCCAAAACGAACTATATATGATATTGATTATGCAATAAAATGGTATATTGAAAATGAAATTCAACCACAAGTTACAGCAGATCAACAATTGTTATCAGTACCAGTAATATATGCTGCAGGAGAAAAATGGGATAACGTACGACGTTTAGGTTATTTACGAGATGAAAAAGGAATGTTACAATCTCCATTGATTATGCTAAAAAGAAATAGCGTAGTTGAACGAGATGAACAACGTACATTGGATGTTAATAGACCATACCCGGGCAATTCTATAGTATATAAAGGACGATACAATGAGCGTAATCGTTATGAAGATGAATTATTTCCAATTCCAAAAAATGAACCACAACCGTCACAAAAAGTTTATGTTGTAGATATACCTAAATATGTTACTATAGAATATGAAATGATGTTATGGTGCGATTTTACGACACAAATTACAGCTTTAGTAGATCAAATTTTAACATATAATAGATTTTCATGGGGTAATGAAGGAAATAAATTTCCGACATCAATGGGTTCAGTAGCATTTGAAACGGTAAATACAGTAGGCGAAGATCGTTTAGTACGAGCAACAATTCCTATAACAGTTAATGCAACATTATTAGCAGAACAAGAAACTAGACTAGAAACAATTAAAAAAATGTATTCTGTAAAAAAAGTTGTATTTGATAGTGTTATTGATGTAGATGCTAATTTATTTACTACAACTACTATACCACAACAAGTATTGCAAGTTAAAAATTATGTAATGACTGGAGGCGTTGTTGCAGTAACTAGCGGCGGCTCATCTACTACATTAGATGCAGCTACAATGAATTATTTAGTTAATTTAACTGAAAAGACCGGAGTGTATGCAAATATTAATTCAATTACGATAAATGCACAAGCAGCAATCAATCCTGTAACATTACAGCCAGCTACAAAAGATGAATTTGATATTTATATCAACGGTCAATATGTGGATAAAGCAACATATACATGGACGCCTAGTGATGTAACAACACAAACAATTGTATTTAATTTAAATGAATTAGGATATCCTATCGAATCTACAGATGTAATTATAGTGAAAGGTAGGTGGGCATAATGGGAAGACAGTTTAAACCAGGACAATTACAGACCGGATCATTATATAATATATCTTCAAGTTATGCCGTAACTGCATCATATGCACTTAATAGTACCACAGGCGGCACATTTCCGTTTAGTGGCAGCGCTGTTATAACCGGTTCATTAGAAATCAAAAGTGATATAAATGACATTTTTATCATTAAAAAATTTAATGGCCAACCTGTATTAACGATATCACAAAGTGGCGTAATAGTTTTAGCAACACAGAGTGCAGAATTAACCGGACCGGCTCCGAATGGAGGAATGTATTTTACATCTGGTTCTTTTTTTATTGGTTTGGATTAGAAAATAAAACAATGTAATATTTATTATTAAAATAAAAGAAAATAAGGAATTGCCATGGCAGAATGGAAAAAGGTAGTAGTCTCGGGATCAGCCGCGATATTAAGTCAAGTTAATGTTGGTGCTAATCAACAAATTACAACATCACCAACAACAACATTATTATCTGGTTCGTTCTCAGGATCATTCCAAGGAAGTGGTGCTGGTTTAACGGGAGTAACGAATGCTACAACATTAGCATCATTGACTCAAGGCACTGGTATTACTGCGTTTACATTCAATGGAAGTACCGCACAAACCGTTGCATTGAAAAATGCCGGATCATTAAGTAATAACGTATTACAAAAATGGGATTCTAGTAACGGTCAATTGACTAATGCTAGTTTAACTGATAATGGTACAACTATTACTGGTACAACATCTATTCAATTAACTGGAGCTAGTTCAAATTTATCTGGATCATTCTCAGGTTCATTCCAAGGTAATGGTGCAGGATTGACAGGCGTTACAGCAACAGCAATTTTCCCTACCACTGCAAAAACAGATTTAGCAACTACCGATCAAATTTATATTAATGATGGTGCTAACAAATTTGTTACGTATGGTAACTTAGTAACAGACTTAGCAGGTTCTGGTGCAGGTACAAGTAACTTAACAACAACTGACACTGGCGACAGTTTAGCATTAACGGCTCAAGTAACAGTAACAGGTGTAACTGCATCATTATTTGGTACAGCAAGTTGGGCTAATAATGCAACAAATGCTACTACAGCAACAAATGCGAACAATGTAGCAGTAACTGATACTACAACTGGTACAGGTCCTTACTATGTAATGTTTGCCGATGGTACTACTGGTAACAGAGCAGTACGTGTTGATTCAGCGGCATTAACATTTAATGCTACTACAAACACATTAACAACAACAGCATCATATGCCGTTCAAGCACTGAGTGCATCATTTGCATCAACGGCTCCTTATTCGGGATTGACAGGTGTTCCTGCAGGAACACCTGTCAAT